AATTGATCGACTTTGCAGCTCAGATAATCCCGGGTGGCTTTATGCCATGGCAGAAATGGCTGGCGATTCAATCGCTCAAGCTCAAGCCAGATGGCAGATATTACCATCCAGTAACTTGCGCCACAGTAGCCAGACAAAATGGCAAGAGTACTTACATGCTGGCGCGCATTGCGATGGGGTTATTTCACTGGGATGAATCTTTGCAAGTTGGTTCAGCTCATAGATTGGTTACGTCGCTGGAGCAATTTAGGTCGCTGGTGTCAATTATTGAAAGCCATGACGATATTGCAAAACAGGTCAAACGTATCCGATGGCAACATGGCGCAGAGGAAATTGAAACTTTGACTGGAAATCGTTTTGTCATTAAGGCTGGCGGTTCAGCGGCTCGCGGATTGAGCAAGCCAGAGATCGTTCACCTTGATGAGCTGCGCGAAATGAAAGATTTAGATTCGTTTGCCGCGCTGCGGTACACATTGATGGCGGCAAAAAATCCTCAGGTCAATTGCTTTTCGAATGCCGGTGATTCTCACAGTATTGTGTTAAATATGCTCAGGGAACGCGGCATGGCTGCCAGCGCCGGGGCGATCGATGACGTGGGCTATTTTGAATGGTCAAGTCCTACGGAAGTGCTATCGATTGAGAATGCAGCTTATGCAAATCCCGGGCTTGGGATAACTATCCATCCAGATAACATCAAAGCCGTTTTCAATGATCCTGTCGAAGTAGTTATGACCGAGGTATTGTGCAGATGGGTTCAAACAATCTCCAGCGTGGTTGGAGCTGCCGAATGGAACGAATGCACTGATCTTGAGGTCGATTTAGACACAGAAAAGCTGACTTGGCTGGCAATCGATTGTTCGCCAGATCGTAGATTTGCAGCTTTGGTTGGAGCGCAGAAATTGGGCGATGAAAAGTTTATAGTCAAGCTGCTGCACACTTGGGAAAATGGCGTTCAGCTCGATGATCGAGAAATCGCCAATGATGCGGCTAAATACTGCCGCGAATATCCAATCGAGTATTTGTTGTATAGCCGTCGAACCAGTGGCGCGGTAGCTGCCAGATTGCAGCCAGCAGGAATTCCGATTTTGGATATGGATGGCGATTACCCGCAAAGCTGCGACATGCTTTTGGGTGCGATAAATGGCGGTCGGCTTAAACATCGAGGGCAACCAGAACTAACGACGCAAATACTCTCAGCGGTGCAATTACGTCGCGGCGATGGCGGCTGGGTCATTGGACGCAGAGCTTCACAATCGGCAGTCTGCGCAGCCGTTGCCACTGCGCTCGTTACGTTCTACGCGACACGCCCAGAGACCGAGTTTGACATATTAGTGGGTTGATCCTTGACCCTTGAGAGAATTCGTGCATGGGATTCCGAGACATCTTTGTACGTTCATCCGTCACCGCACCGACATACGACGTCTCGGCTTCTCTTGCTCCAGTAACTAGCCTTGATTCGCTTTCGCCATTCTTTCGCGGAAATCGAACAGCTACACGTCAAGAGGCGATGAGCGTTCCCGCAATTGCTCGCGGTCGAAATTTAATTTGCTCATCAATTGCATCAATTGGATTGAACGTTATCGAACGAGATACCGGAATGATGGTTGATACACCGCGCGTTATTCGTACACCTGATCCACGAATCCCGGGCGTCGCTACATACGTCTGGACGCTTGAAGACCTGCTTTTCAGTGGGTACGCGTATTGGCAGATTACAGAATTATTTGCAGACACGCAGCGAGTTCGCAGCGTTCAAAGAATTGCACCTGATCGCGTAACGATTAACACAAACAGCGATTCAACAGAAATTGAATCTTATTCAATCGATGGACATACACCGCTTCCGCTTTCAGGCGTTGGATCGCTAGTTGTCTTTTACGGAAACGATGAAGGATTGCTCAATCGCGCAGGAATGACAATTCGCACTGGCGCTGAACTTGAACGCGCAGCTGCAATGTACGCGCGTGAACCAGTTCCGCAAATGGTATTGAAATCAAATGGAACTGCACTGCCAGCAGATCGAATTGCAAAACTTTTGGAATCTTGGGGAGCAAGCCGCCGCAATCGATCAACCGCATTTCTTAACGCTGACATCTCATTGGAGACTTTGGGCTTTGATCCTGAAAAATTACAGCTGGCGGCTGCCCGTTCGTACATCGCCACCGAACTTGCTCGCGCTTTAGGCATCCCGGCTTATTTCATTGATGCTGAAACTGGATCATCAATGACTTATTCAAACGCCACCACAACACGTCAAACTTTGCTCGACTTTTCTTTGATTCCGCTCATGAACAGCGTAACCGAAAGATTATCAATGCCAGATTTTGTTCCATCAACGCAGCGCGTGGAATACGCACTCGATGACTACTTGCGCGGCTCAAATCTTGAGCGCGTACAGATTTACGAAATACTAAACAGAATCGGTGCATTAAGTGCCGAGGAAATTCGAGTAGCAGAGGAAATGATCCGATGAAAGTACTGACACCGTTCACAATTACAGCCGCCGATTCAGAAACGCGGACAATCACTGGTCAAATCGTTCAATTCGATACGCCAGCAAATGCATCGACTGGCAAAGTGTTATTCAAGGCGGGATCATTAATTCCGGCATCAGTAAAACTCAATTTGGAACATGATTCAGCTCGTCCGATTGGTAGAAGCATCGGAATGGAACTTTCACCAGATGGCAAATCAATCAACGCCACATTCAAAATTTCAAAGACAACAGCTGGCACTGATGCAATCCAAGAAGCGATGGATGGACTACGCGACGGATTCAGTGTTGAAGCCAATGTCTCAGATCATGGATTCAACGAGGATGGAACAATGGTGGTCAATCAAGCCGAACTCGTAGGTGTTGCACTAACCCATAAACCAGCATTCGATCAAGCTCGCGTCAGTCATGTCGCAGCGACAACCGATGAAACACCAGAACCAACAGCAGCACCAGAAGAAAACCCAACCGAAGGAGAACCAGTGGATACCACTACCGAAACAAAAGAAGCGCCAGCCGTTGAAACGGTAGAGGCTTCACAGCATGCAGTTCTAGCAAGTCGTCCAGCACCAATGTTCACAAAGCCACGCAGCCCGATTGTAAATATGGGTTCATGGATGGAACACTCAATCAAAGCAAAACTCAATCCAATGTCAGATTCTGCAATTTATGTTGCAGCTGCAAATGATGATCTTGGAACTACAAATCCTGCATTTAATCCGACCCGCCAGCTTGCAGAGGTGATAAACGGGCTAAGCAACGGAACACGCGGCGCAATTGATGCGGTCAGTCGCGGGAATTTGCCGGACGCTGGGCTTCAATTTGAAATTCCAAAGATTTCTCAAATCGCCACCGTCGCAGCAGTAGCAGAAGGCGGCGCAGTATCAAACACAGGAATTGAATCAAGCTTCATTTCAGTTCCAATCACTCGCTTTGCTGGACGTAACATTCTGACGACAGAAATCATTGAGCGCAGCTCACCAGATTTCTTTAATGAATTGGTCAGAATCATGGGATCAGCAATGGCATTTGCGCAAAACAAATATGTTGCAGCTCAAGTCAAAACAGATGCAATCAGAGCTACAACCCCAGCAGCTAACACAGCAGCAGGATTGATCGCATACGTTAGCCAAGCCAATGCAGCCGTTTATTCAGGCACACAGCGCTTTGCTCGCAACATCTTGGTATCACCAGCTCAATGGTCAAACATTATGGGCTACAACGACAATGGAACACCATTGTTTAATGCTTACCAGCCACAAAATCAAGCTGGTCTCGTAACTGGTCAGAGCCAGCGCGGTGTAGTTCTTGGTTTGAACTTCTTCGTTGATAACTCAGGCGAATTTACTGGAACAGGCGATGATTCAATGGTTGTACTTGAACCAGATGCATTCACTTGGTACGAGAGCGGAAACTATCGTCTAGATGTCAATAAGCCATCTGACGGAACTGTGGAAGTTTCACTAAATTCTTATGGTGCATGCGCCACAAAAATTGCAGCTGGTGGATCAACCTTTAATTTCACCTAATAACTAATCATCGACCGTAGCCGCTCCCGGATGCGGTCGAGCAGACGAAGGGAACGGAAATGCCACAGATAGTTACCGCAGGCGAACTGCGATCGATCCTTGGCGTTTCCGTATCTCTTTATTCTGACGTTTATCTGGAGCAAATGATTGATTCGGCTGAATTGACGGTCTTGCCGTTACTTACGGGCTACCAATCAGCAGTCAATGAAGTCTTTGTAGAAAATGGCATTGCGTATTACGGAACGCAGCGCGTGAATTATTTTGTGCCCGGTCAGAGTGTTGTAATTACAGGATGCGGAACTTATGACGGAACAGTAACCGTTACCGATGATCGCATCACCCCTTATGTATTTACATCTGCAACAGCTGAGGCAGATAGCACCTACACGATCCCGCAGATTCCGGCAGGGCTGGCGTGTATAGATGGGGCGACCGCTGGCGACCTATATGCTGGCGTCGCACCCATTAAGTCCGCAATTCTCGTTGTAGCCGTTGAAGTATTTCAATCCGTTACAGCTCCCGGCAATCAAATCATGAGCGATCAATTTCAGCCATCGCCATTCGTTTTAGGACGCAGCTTGAGCAACAGAATCATTGGGCTGCTCGGTCCATTTCTTGAAGTCGAAACGATGTGTTTATGACCATCGAAGCTGATATCCGCACACCATTGCAGACTGCATTGACATCAATTGCAGCCAATGTGTATAACGGCATTCCAGAGGCAATGACCAGTCCATCAATTGTTTTAGTTCCAGATTCACCATATCTTGAAAGTACTTTAATTAATGGCGCAACCACCAAAGTCAAGATTAATTTTCTAGTTACTGGCGTCGTTGGATATTCCAGCAATGCAGCAGCTTTGACTAATCTTGAGGATTTGATGATTTCAATTATTTCAACCATGCCCGGCGGATATACCGTTGGAGATGTTAGCGCACCCACACCATTGGAAGTCGGCACAGGAAAATTCTTGACCGCTGATTTGCAAGTCTCAACGTACTACACCGACTAAGGAGAAAAAGAAATGCCAACAACAATCATCACCGGCAGAGACATCACGTTCACAATTGACGGCGATGATTTTGATGCCCAAGCTACTTCAGCGACTTTAACAGTCGATTCAACAATTAACACATATCAAACACTTGATGGAAAAGCGTATTACACCACTGACACTCAAGGTTCATTCGCGGTTGAAATGCTTGCAGATTGGGGAGCAGCTTCATCATTGTGCGAAGCCCTATGGACAGCGGCAACAAACGCACCGCAGACTGGACTTGCAGTTGTTTTGGTAGCGGACACAGGCGCGTCATTTGCATTTGATGTTCAGCCAATCTTGCCATCAGCGGGCGGCACTGCACCAGATGCCCAGACCGTTTCACTTGCATTCACTTGCGTAACCACGCCAGTATTAACAATCAGCTAAAAGGAGACCGGGAGCATGAAACTACCAATCACAATCGAATACACAGCAGGAAACAGCGAAACCTACACTGCGCAACCGCCAGAGTGGGCGAAATGGGAGATCAAAACAGGTTTTATCATTTCACAGGCGCAAGACAAGATCGGCATCAGTGATCTTATGTTTTTGGCGTATCAAGCCATGAAACGTGAAGCCGCTGGCAAGCCAGTCAAGTCTTTTGAGATTTGGAGCGAAACCGTTGCCGAAATAACAGTCGGTGATGAAATAGCCCCAAAAGTTATGCCCCCGGAAGCATAAATCAAATCCTTTGGGATTTGGCAATTACGACCGGGTTCAGTCGATCAGAATTTCAAACGGCTGAGGATATACTTACAGCGATCGAGATACTGGAGAAGCGCAATGGCGGATGATGCAGTCGCTTTCAATAAAGCGGAACTCAGATCAATTATTTATGCATTCAAAGGCATGGA